CATCTCTTCCATCTACTACTTCTATTGGGCCAAATGGTAGTATATCTGCTGTTGCTGTTATTAATCCTCTATCATTTACAAAGAAAAAATCTGAGTCTCTTTCGGGTTCTACATGTTGATTTATATCGCCATAGTCAATATTCTCCACTGATCCAACGGTGATATCACCCGCTGAGAATGTAGTGAATTGATCTATCTTCGTATTGTCGTAGACAAATACTGTCAAGTAGTTCTCCGAATAAAAAGACCCTGCCTTAGTTATAAAGCAGAGTCCACATATTGATATTTAGTGTTTCTATTAGTCGAGTGCGACGTTTAGAGTAATCTTGATTTGGTCTCCATTGTTCTGAATGTTGTAAGGACCGTTTGTGAATCTTTCAGCGTACATGATAGAACTGTAAAGAGTCGCAGTGTTAAGTCCAAGAACACCGTTTGATGTAGCAGTTAGAGATGGAGTTGTTACAAACTCATCTGCGTTTGGTACGTCAAATACAGTGTATACATTAGATTCAAGAGTTGTGTTACCAGTACCAGCGTTAACGTAAAGGATGTCTCCAGCTCTAAGTCCGTGGTTAGCAAACGAGATCTTACCGAAACTGAATGTAACTGATGGGTCAGTCGCAACCTGAATGTTATCGACAAGAGGTTTGTCTAGGTAAATCGTTCTATAACTTCGGTCAATACCGATAATCTTCGTTCCAGTAGCAACACCTGAGTTACCAGCAACAAATTGTCCAAGAGTTAGATCATCAATGCTAACCTGTGGGTCAATTGTAAGGTAAGAGTTACCAACAACACCGATAGTTGGGTCTGTGTTGTTACCCTTAGTAACTGTNGTTCCNATACCAACNCTTGCACCGTGTACAACACCCTGTACTGCGACAGGCATGTTATTTGCTCTAGTTACATAATATCCGTAGATATTACCAGCAGGGCCAGTGAAAGTGAAAGTCTGTTCTGGATATGTAGCAGTTGTTCCACTACCAACGTTCTTAATTACCCATCTAGATCCGTTTAACAAGATACCATACTGCTGGTTATAATCCTGATCTCCTCTGTTGTTTACACAAACAGGATAACCAGTATTTGCAGTAGTACCGTAACCATTAACGTTTCCGTCAATATAGGGTTCAAAGTATGCTGTTGCAGACGGAACATCTCCCTCGGCAGGAGTTGTGTTACTTGTGAAAAGTTTTAACACAAGATTTCGCGGTGATGTATCTTCTAAATCTGCGACAAAGTTATTCTGAGCGATCAGATAACGTAGCGACTCAATTTCACCAATATTAGGAACGAGTAATGCCATTGAAAAACTACCTCTAGGGGTCTAGTTGAACTAAGAACTAATGTTATTTATAATTTTAATTTTAGAGAGATTAGTAACCTTCTAATATTATTCACACTGATTACGTCAAATCGGAGGATATCTCCCGCTGTAATCGTAGTCGTCCAATTATTTAGGACATCATCAAAGTATTTATCAGTATTGATTAATTGAACTCTTTGGCCAGCAGTTATACTATTAAAATTAGGATAATCTGCAAAAGATGTTTTACCAATATCAAGAACTATATCACCAGTTTGATCTGATAAAACCCTGATATTTTCTATAACTCCAGTAACATCTATAGTCAATTTACCTTTGTCTCCAACTTGCATTGGTAGACTTCCGCTATCTATGACATAGTTGACAGTTCTTGTTAAGTCTGCTGCGGCAGCAAGAGCAATCATGACTATATCGTCATTTGGTTGTGGTGGAGTTGTGAAAACAACCTTATCACCAGAAATATTATAATCATTCGATGGATCTAGGAAAAGACCATTTTTAGTAACAATAAGTTGTTGATTATTGTTAGGACTATATGGAGCTCCTTGATCGTTTAGGTTAAATGTAGTTTCAGTACCATCTTGTGCTGGACTCTTACCAATAATGATATTACCATATTGGATCGACTTTGAGGGAATCTCATAGTCTACACCGACATTGTAACTGCCTGGGTCATTAAGGGTGACTAAGTAATCTGCCATTATCGAGTTACGCCTGGTATTACAAGAAGGTTTCCTTGTATTGGTCTAGTCTTATACGCATTAGGTGACGTTAAAACTAAATCATACACATATCTCCCTCCTTCTATAACAGCAGTCATGGTACTGGCCATAGCTACTTTTATCTGTCCATTTACTCTATTTGGGAAAGAAATCACAAATTCAGTGGACTTAGATGCCTCAGGATGCTTTCTTAGTTGTGCAGATCCAGTGTAACCTGTCAAATTCAAAGCAGACTGATTCTCGTTTCTAATCGTGAATGTTGCTTCAAAATCTACACCTTGATCTAATACTAAGTTGATATTCCTTGCAGTCATCTGTCAAAAGGGAGGTTTTAGTTATTTATCTAATTTACTTAAAATTAGTTTCATCATATCTTTGAGCTCATCAACATCATTCTTTAGTTTATCCATTTCACCTACCTCTTTCAACTTGTTTTCTTTCATTTTAAGGTAGTTATCATAAGCAGTATCATTACAATTCAATATTGCACCACTCTCTTCATCTCTGTAAAGAGAGGGACTGTCTTTCACTTTTACTTTTTTCATTAGATAGATGCGATAGCTCTTAGGTCACGAATCTTAGGAACGTAAGCAAAGTTAGTTCCTGACATTACAATCTTAATCTGGAATCCATTGAACTGTGGAAGATTCTTCACGTTAAACTCATATTCTTTATAATCATCTTCTGTCTGTGATGAAAGGATTCTTCTATCAGGTTTACCATTATTCTTGGCAGGGTCTATAACATTACCCTGAGAATCTAGGTTTTCAAAGCCTGGGAATAGTTCAAATAACTGATACTGTGGTGGTGCATCAATTCTGAATATTCTATACAGAACTCTAATATCATTAGTAGCATGTCTATAGGCATCAAACATAACTTTTAATCCATCAGCAGCCTTCTCGATTTGAATAATCTTAGATAAGTAAACAGCTGCACTAGGATCTAGGTCAAGAGAGTTGACTCTACGATCTGTAGCATAATTATCAATCTTAGAGTTCAATCTATCCATGACAGTAATCATGTTGACTCTATCCAAGTCAATCATAGGACTAACTTTAGGATCATCTGTAGTTAGAGATGTCTGTAGTGTAAATGATTTTCTGCCTGGGAAGTCACTAAGTTTTGAAAGTTCGTTGACTTTAGAAGCAACAACTCTAGGAGTAGACAAGTAATTATTACTCTGTAAGGATACAGACTCATATCCCTGATCCACAAATGCTTGTAAACTTCCATCTGGACTGTTACCACTAAATGTTCTGACCTTAGCAGCGATATCAGTTCCTTCTGGTAAGAGAGTCGCAACATTAGGTCTAACAATGTTGAACGCAATGTTCTGAGTTGCCATAGGTCCGTAAGCGTTACCTACTTGTACATACTGTTGATCGTAACTACCACCAGACTTATTCTCGTTAAAGAACAGTTCTGGGAATCCATTTGCATTTCCAGTTGTTCTATCTACACCTCTAGAGGAAAGACCAACCTTAATCCAGTAATGGTCAACATCAATAGGATACTTAACATCATCTGTAGGAATGAAACTATGAGAAGCATTAATTCTTCTTAGAGAAACTCCATTTAATTCATACTTGTAAATCTTATCATTTACAGAATAATCACCAGCCTTAGTATCATCAATTGATCTTGTTATATTGTTTAGAGTAGATGTTGTAGTTGTAACACCAGTGTACTTGATAATCTCATTTCCGATCTTTACATAGCCTGGGTTAAGACTATTGACCTCTACGTTCTCGAATGAAGTAAAGATTCCAATCGCAGTTACAGTCATGTCGTCTGTACTTGCAGAATCAACACTAGATGTCAACTTCTCAGGTTTAACATCTGCTTCAATACCACTCAATACTACAGTATCTTCAGCAGAGTACATACCATGATTCTGGTGTCTTACTCTGAAATGCAATCCATCAGATACATTGTTGAGATATGTGATAGGAGCTCCGTTTACGACACTTGTACCGCCACCACCGACATATACGATAGAAGATGCAGAGTCAACTTTAGGAACACCTTGAATATTATTAAGAACTAAAGTATTGAAAGCACTAATAACACCAACGTTGTTTGGAATTGACAATCTTAAATCTTTTCCAAATCCACCAGTGTTTGTTGCAGACACAGTAAGTACATCACCAGTAGAGTAGCCCGTTCCACCTATTGCCACAGTTGCAGCAACAGCAACTCTATTTGATACAGTCAAATTGACTGTTGCACCATTTCCTTGTCCATACTCTGATATAAGAGGAACATCCGAGTAAACAACACTTGTTGCGGCAAATCCACTACCAGCATTAGTGATTGTTAGATCACTACCAATACCGATTGCACC